TGGAGTGTTATTTAATCCAAGATAATTACAAGCGTATGCACTGCCCAATTCTGCAATTAACTCTTCAAATGTATATTCTGGTGAACCAAAAAGAGAACCTTTAATTCTGTTAAGTCTATTTTTAGAACATGTCCAGTGGGTTAGCTCATGTAATAAAACGCTGTAATAGTTTTCAGTTGCGCTTTTAACATTGGTATCAATGAAGCTTGCCTTATCTGGCATCCCAATGAAGTCTTCACTAGGTCTATAGAAGGCTCCAGAATAACCATGTCTGATAACTGCACCAGTACCATTAACAAAGTTTTCAATTTTAGTTTTATCTATAACTTTGTTTTCAGTATTGGTTAAGTTTTCAAACTGCTCCAGATTGCCTTCAACCTGGTCAATGTTAAACACTGGAAAGCTTCTAAAAAATTTGAAGTATTCAGTTTTTTCAACTCCATCTTTTTCAGTTTTTTTAACACCTTCCTGCGCTCTTAAAAGCTTAACAGCCTTTGAACCTTTTTTGATTTTACATCCTTTTTTATTCCATTGGATATAAGTACCAAAAATAGGTTTTTTAAAGTTTAAGCAGTGCAACCATAATTGATTAAAACCAGTGTATTCATAACCCTCAACGCTTTTGTGATTGTTACTAGTCCAGGATTTAATCCAATTGGTATTGCCTGCCTCTATGTCTGCAATAACTTTTTTATTAACTGTCTCAATTATTGCTTTGATGTCATTGTTTTTAGTCATTGTTGTGTGCTCACTTTCTGCTAACTTATACGCTAGCGTTCTAATTATTATATTACTACGCTAGCGATGTAAATAGTTATTGATTAATTAATAAGTATTATTTTTGAGTCATTTTGACTCATCTAGTTTAGAACCATTCTAATTAATACGCCTGCGTTCCTATTGTGCCTGGTTATCACCTTCATGCAATAATAGGTAAACCACCAGGCTAAACAGAAATAATGTTTATCTGTCTAATATGGGAACCTTTTAGCTAGCGTTGGATTATTCAAAAGTGTCCAGGTGTTTTCTATAGGTTCAATTAATTATTAATGAATAAAATTTAAAAAGTTAAAAACAGATAAGAGCAGATTGAAGCGCAATAAAAAAATTGTAGTTCCTGCGCTAAAATATAAAGCTTTTTTGTTGTATGGGTTGTTTAGTCTACTGACAAAGTAAGCAATACCAATAGTTATAGGCCATAAACATTAATTTTTTTGTGCATATGTGCACCCCCCTGGTCTATTTTGTTTAAATACTGGCCTATTGGGGGACTTTTTTTCTGGGCATATTGCGTGACCCTTTCAGAAATTTGTACCAAATTATTCAGACATCTGCTTTTTCAAACAAGAACCCAAAGAACTCCTTTAGATTTTTGTCTAAATACTTATCGAACCCAATGGTTTTCTTTGGCTTCCTCTTTGTATTATCAACTACTAAAGATAATTCTGGTTTATTAATCTTAAAATAAGAAGGTTCCATAGGCTTAACCAAGGTACTCTCTATGTCTTCTTCCATTAGTTTAGCTAGGTATATTATATTATTTATATTCATTATTAATTATTAGTAATTAGATGCTATGGATAACTGACCATATCTTTAAGTAACCTTTAGTATACCTATAGGTATACCTATATATAAGCTGTTTAACCCACCCATATCTAATAGTGTCCATGTGTTAATTACATCCATTTATTATTTGGTTTTCTTGAGAAGCTTTGTGTGTCCATAAACCTATCTAATTCATCCTCTAGGAGCTCCCTACGCCTCTGTATATGAGCAGTCTCTTGGTCTCTGGCCAGTTGGTCTACCCAATACCTACATGCCATCGCTAGCGTGTCTAATCTATCATCATAGGCTAATGAGCCCTTGATATTACTTATTCTACTCATTTGATAAAACAATTGGTATCTCAAAGCTTTATCTAATGAATACATTTCATTTGCTGAATTGTAATCCTTGTGAACAACATTCGTATCTATAATTAATCTATGCTGTTGTATTAAAGGTTCCAAAGTATCTATTATTCTTTTCTCTTTGGCTTCTTGATGTCTAATCTCTTCTATAGTGACTGGATAAGTTTTCATAACAAAAGGAAGTAGAAGTTTGGTAAACATACCTCCTCCATAGTTTTCCTCGACCAAGATAAGATTTGCTTCTTGTTGCTTTGCAATAGTAGCGATTGATTGAAGTGTCTTATCGGTGTATCCACCAATTAAACCACCTGCATCGGTGATATAGACATTACCATTCAACATCTTCGCACAGACATAACTTGTTTCGTTATCTCCTTTCCCACTAGGGTCAATTGCTAAAACAGAACCTTGGTAATCCATCCAGTCACCCTGTATTTGCATTGGCCTATAGAAAGCATCCGAATGTAAACCTACACATGGAAGTTCTTCGTGTTTAAGTTCTGGACTACTAGCCCATATAACTTTTTCTGGAGCTGTCTTTGGATTTAAAGACATCACCACTAAATCAGAAAGTTTTAATGGATACTTATTCTCATCACTGATTGTAGTATCCAACATGAATTGAAGATTGAAACCAGAAGCTCCATAAGATAACTCCCTCTTTTTAAGGTCTTCATCATCAAATCTTTCTTCATCTGTAGGTTTTCCTATCATGTCTAAATTCCAAGTATTTCTAATTGTTGGAGCTAATGTGTCTCCAAAGTTTCTTACTTGTTTTTCTGTAGGATACCTTGCTGTCCAAATTCTTTGTTTATAACCTCTTGTAGTAAGTTGGTTATATAAAGACATTTCTGTCTGCATTGTACCAAGGAATATGATGCGACCTCCAGGTTTGATAATACTTTCGAACTCTTTGACTTGTTCTGAAAGTTTATCCCTCATTCCCATGGTTGCAGAATTATTAGCACTTTCTACATCATCAGAAATTATGAGGTCGCTCCGAGCGCCTGTCATCTGCCCAGAAATACCTAGGGACTTAACTGATGGAGCATGTGATGCTCTCGCAGGTCTTACATCGAAACTTACTTTAGATTGTCTCTGGTCATCACTGGGTTTCAAATGTGACAAGACTTCAATCTCATTAATTAATCTTAATGTAAATGTTGAAAAGTCATCTGCTCTATTTTTAGATGCAGAGACTACTAATATATTTAATTGAGGATTTAATAAAAGTTGATGACATACAAATGCTGAAGTTATCCAACTTTTACCTACTCCTCTAAATGCGTTAATTACAATTCTTTTATGATTAGATTGAACAAAATTAGCGATGTCATACTGAACCTGGGTAGGTCTAGGTAATGCTAAATGTTTCCAAACTAAATATAAAAAGTTTCTAAAGTCTTTTAGTTTAGTTGGTATCTTTTCCATGTAGAACTAAATCTTCTTCAGTGTTGAATGGTAATTCATCAACTAAAGATTTAAGTGGTGAGTTGTCTGTTGGAATAGCCTCTATACCATTATCTTTTAAAAATTGTCTAGCTACATTCAAATCTGAAGCTTTTGCTTCTGGGTCTTTGACACGCTTTAAAAGTTCTTCTGCAAGAACTTCATGTAAATCTTTTAATGTTTTCATTTTTCTCTAACACTATCTATAAAATTATAAACTCTTCCAAATTGCTTATCTATGTTCATTAGTTCGTTTTGCATCATGGAAACAATTAATTGTATTTCCATTAATGTAACTAACACCCATGTAGATAAACCCATTAGAATAGTTCCTAATAAAGCAATTAATGCTGTATTAGTTTTTCTAGTCATTTGGCAATCTTGCCTTTGTTGATACCATTTTTAATTACATACTCTCTGGTACCATTTCCATTAACTTCAACTTCTTTACGAAGATTTTTAAAGATGTTCATTTCTTTAAGTTGTTTTTCAACTTTCTTCTTAAAGCTTTCCAAAACTTTAGTGTCTCTCATTTTTTCTTTTTCTTTTTACAGTTAGGCCAATTGAAAGTTAAAACTTCTTCTACCTTCATAAACATTTTGTCTATGCTACTAAATAATTTATAAAAAATTTTATCAATCATATTTAATTTCGTTACAAAAATAATTCATATACAGTTTTCTTTCATCAATGCTTTGTTTCATTTCAGTTGAAAATGTTTGAATAAATTTACCACCTGCTCCTACACATTCAGACCAACTATTAAATTCAGTTGGTAATGTTGATGTGTTGTTACAGAAGCCTGTAATTGAAGAACATATTGTAAAAGCCAAGATAAACTTCATGTTCTACCTTGTCTGTTATATTTTTTAAAAGAACGCTTTTCGCTTTTGTTTAAAGTTTTCTTGTGAGTTCTAATTCTCTTTTTAGGTTTAGGCCGAGGTTCAAAATGAACGAATTTAACTTTAGCCATCCCATGTAAAATAGCCTACAATTCCTGCAATAATTGTTCCTATAAATACTAATACGCTTACAGCGCCTTTTCCTTTTGATACATCTTGTCTTAAAGATTTAACTTCTTTTTTAAGTTCATTAATACTTTCATTTAAAGATTTCATTCGTTCAGCACAAAGTTTTTCATGTGATGAAAGTCTTACACCTGTAGCGACTTCGCTATATTCTTTTGGTGTAATTTTTTTTCTAGCCATTAGTATTGTAAGCTAACTCCTCTAATTC